CATTAATAATGTCATCAATAGCGTTATCACATTCTGGGTGTAGTGCTATTTCTCTATATTTTTTAATTAAATCAAAATCATTATTAGTTTTAGGAATTCCATCAATATCTACATATTGACCAAAATAGGCACCAGCCGCAACTGTGGAGGTGCCTTCATCATTATTTGGAGGAGCGGGAGAAAAAAGTTTTTCTTTCTTCTTACGCTCCTCAATTGAGAACCCAAATAACTGAGTCATAGTATAAAATCTAATCTTTCTCTATTATTTATCAAACCCCAGTATCAAGGCTTGCCTTAGAGACTTCATAGAAATTATATTGGAATTCTACAGTGAACTCCTCAATCTGATCATTCGACTCATAAGAGAGATCGATTGCAGATAGTGAAGAAGGCCATGCATCATAGAATTTATATCCACGGATAACTTCCATTCCATCACGACCCTGAGCAGTCATTGACTGAGGGGTCTTATTTGGTTTCTGTTGATCTCTACCTAATTGGAAAACCTCAAGGTCAACACAGTAACCGGGATTATCATCACCGTAACCGAGTTGTGATACATTTTCAGTTAATGCATTAATACCTCTCGACCAGGTTTCAAATGCTTTACGGATACCGAATTGACCGTCATTTACAACGGTAACAGACCATGGTTCAAATGTTCTGTCTCCAGCAACCTTAAGCATTCTACCTCTGAAAGGAACATCGATTGTTCCAATTGTTGATGCAGGTAGTTGAGCAGTTTTCACTAGGAACTCTGCTCTTTCTGTAATAACGTTTGATGAATCTACTGACTCAATGTCAGCAACTGTATTTAGCGTTGTTGGGAAGTTTAGACGAACCAAGAACAGATTGGGTCTTGCGCCGCCATTGATGAGTTTAGTCTTAAACTCCGAAATACCTCTTGCCATTTTTCTTTATCTCCTAGTGTAATTTATCGAAAGAGTACGAATTAGTTTGTAAGTTCGTTGAACGAAACACCAGTTCTAGTGGCGACAAACGTGATAGTAATATAGTTAATTGTACGAGCTGGTTTGATGAAAATTTCAGCAACTAACTCATTTCTGTCAATAACATCTGGAGTGTTGTTTGTACTGTCACAAACAACAAGGAAATCATAGATACCTCTTCTACCTTGTACACCTCTTAGATAAGGTTCGATAGCAGATCTGAATCCAGATCTTGTGAGTTCGTCATTGATCTCAAATAGTTGATACTTGGAGAAGTTTGCAATATTCTTCTCAAGTTCAATAAAGAGGCGACGAACGTTGATTCTGTCAAATGCGGAAGGAGATGCAAGAGCGGTTTTGTCGCCGAACAATACAATACCTTGACCAGGGAATGCAACGATTGGGTTGATTCTATCAGTGTAAAGTCTGTCTCTTTCTGCCTGTTTTGGACTGTATGCAAGTTTTGTTGCATTACGTATTTGTCCTCTGTTGTAACCAGCAGGAGAGAACCAAGTTTCTGAATTATTGGTTGTGGAAACACAAAGACCAGCAATATCAGCAGCACATGGTACATAACGATAAACATCATTGTACTTATCGTAAATATACTTGTAACCAGAGTCAAACATCGCGTAAGAAGAACTTGGTAGAGTTCTAAAGAATCCGATTACATTATCGGTCTTAACTGCAGATGAACTAGAGTTAACAACATCAGATCTCTCTGGTGAAGCAACTACGACACAATCTCTTCTACCTTCAGCAATTGCAATTAGTCTTGCAATCATTGTTGCACTTATATGACCAGGGACTAAGAAGTCGATATCACCAAATAGTTCTGGATCTTCAACTAAATCATAACCAGAAACTAGACCAGTCTTAACTGCTGCAGCACCACTACCTGTATAGGTGTAATCTGCACCAGATGCAAGATTTAAAGTACCAACAGAACTACCTGAGAATGAGAATAGTTTGAATGTACTTCCTTGTGCGGCACCAACGTTAACGTTAGTACCAGCAGAAGTTCCCAAGAGTGTTAGTTGGTTAGCACCAGCATCACCAATTGGGTTTGTATCACCAGGATAGATATATTCTGATCCATCTGCAACTACTGTCTTATAGTAAGTAGCAGATCCTTCTGCACTCTTAGCATTTGATGCTTTAGAAGAAAAAGCGAGTGTTTCTAGAACAGTACCAGGAACTCCAGATACCGAACCACTAACATCCAACACTGCAATGTGCATTTCGTCAAACTTACCACCTACAGCAGATGCTGAAGCAGAAGTTCCAGGTTGTGGTGCAATTGAAGACCACTTTCTGTTTGTAGCAAACTCTAGTTCACCATAAACATCGTTACTTGCAATTGCAGTTATAGTCTTAAGGGTTGCATCACTTGCATCTTTAAGAACTTCGTTTCCGGTAAGTCTCTTAATACCGTTCCATAGAGTAATTTCTAGTTGATTAGTACCAACTACCTTGAAGACATTACCCTCACCACCGGTCCATTTTACATATGTTCCAGCAACTGGGAGTGCAGAACCAACACCATTTGCAACAACAGTGATGTCTGTAGCACCAACGTAGTTACCTGTTCTAGGTAGAGTTAATACATCGTCATCCGCATATCCAGAACCACCACTTGATAGTGTGATTGTAGCAGAACCGTTTGCAGCAATTACGACCGAGAATTTAGCACCCGATCCACCACCACCAGTAGCGTCTATCGCATATGTACCAGCGGTTCTTGATGCAGTTGCACCACCGTTTGATGTTCCGTCGAAAGCAAGTACTTGTCCGGCACCTTCGCTTACTGTAACTCTTTGGTCTGCACCATGATCGACTACAACAACTGATACAGCGTTGTTAAATGCTCCTGCAGTTCTTGATGCCCAAGTATAATCCTTGGTTATTGTTGACTCAAAGTCATCTTTGTTTTTAATTACTAGACTTGTTGCTGAAGATGGGGATCCACCCTGCTTAATATTGGAATTTCTAAGTCCAAGATCTGTAGCGCCAGTTGGTCTGATTACTGCAACGACAGCACCATATTGAATTAGGGTTGCAGCTGCAAACCATGATTCGTAGTTATTATTATTGGGGTTACCAAATGTTTCTACGAGTTGTCTTTCACTCGAAACGTAAGTTACCTGATCGGTAGGACCACGTTCTGCGTCGATAGCAACAACACCAATATTCTGATCAGCTACTTGAACGGTAGCTGTAAAATCCACTTCTTTAACAAGTACTCCAGGTGAAGCTAATGTCATTTCTATACCTCTATGAGATTTTTTTCTCAAAACTATTTATTTATATTGAATTCTTAGTGGGGAAACAATACATGAACTCATCACCAATTTGGATAATTCCAATTTCCAATGTCTATTTTTCTATTTTTAAGTATCCTTTTCTTTGTACACTCCTTACATTCATAAGAATACGATGATGGTATATCACCTCTATCTTTTCTTATAAGATAGAAACCATCCATAAGGTCTTTTACTCCACTACAAGTTCTACATCTTCTTTGTTGAAATAATAAATGTTCTAAAGAAATTTCTTCATCTAAATCCATTACTTATACTCCCACATATAGGACATGTCTCCATACTCGCTTGTCGCACTCCAAGTGTCACCCTGATCATCCACAAAAATATCTTCTTCACTTCCATTTAATATAAATCCAAATGGTGCCATATCTTCTTCAATAGATTCTCTTTGATCTTCAAAAATTCTTTTTCTTACATCATCTGAAGTAAGTTCTCTAAAATACTCTTGTACAGATAACCATGCAAAAATAACCAAACACATAGCAAGGTCATCATTACATCCCTCTTCTGCTTCAAATGATTGTTTCTTCTGAATAAAAGTTGTCAACTCAGCAATAATCTCATAATCACTGATTAATAATTTATCATCTTCAATAAGTGCCTTTAGATTTGAACATCCAGTCTTTTTGACTGTAGAAGTCATCTTGATACCTAACTGGGATTTATGAGAGAACCCCTGACCAACAATCTGTCCAGCTCGTCCTCTCATCGCACACATAAGAAGATTATCATATTCAAGATCAAATTGCATGATGTCTGCAACCTGTCCACCAATATCATTTACTTCGCATAAAACAAATGCATGGTTATAACTCATCGCCACTGGATGTATAATATTGGGAAATAACAACGGTTTTATAGTATTATTTTTATATTTTGCAACTACCTTATATGGGATAGTTGTAATGTCTACTACTATAAATGCTGAATAGTCATTACTGACACCTCTAGACACATCAACTGTCATTACATATTCATGTTCTGGTATAGGTAGTTCATATACATCTAAACCATTCTTTCGTTCTATCGGATCTTCATATACCATCATCCTCAATTTAGGCGCGGAAATTAATGTGTCAACAGATCCTAAGAACTCACACTCAAATTCTTGCGTAAACTGACGTTGTGATGTGTTAGCAATCGTCTGCTCCTTCCAGGCAGCGTCTCTACCGGGTACTTGAGACCAATGTACTTCCGTAGTCGTATATTCGTTCTTACCCCTTTCAGCGTCATGCCAGAGTTTGTAGAACATATTCATCCCATTAGGGGTAGAAATAATAATAACCTTAGTAGACTTACCTGAGGAGATCGTAGGATATACAGAACTAAAAAATTGTTCTGCAATGTGAGTTGGAACAAACGCAAATTCGTCCAAGAAAATAATATTAAATGACATACCTCGAACAGCAGAACTAGAGGTTGATGCTGCAAGAATCTTAGATCCGTTCTCTAGTTCTACATTACCCTTGTTCCACGCAAGGATACCATGTTGCATCCATCGCGGTAAATTCTCGTACGCTAACTGTAAACGAGATAATAGTTCTCTTGAAGTTGATGCTTTGTTAGCAAGAATACCAATATTTACATTGTCATTAAATATGATATAATGAAGCAAGTAAGAAACAACAGTAGTAGACTTGCCAGTCTGCCTGGGTAATTTTGCAATGTTAAATCTATTTTTATGGAAACAACGTACCATTTCTTCTTGGAAATCGTACAAGTTAAATGGTACTAGACCTTCGTCTAGTGAAACAATTTTGATATAATTTCTAGCAAAATATACCGGATCTCCTTTACATTTAATAAACTCTTGAACCTGGTCAGGAGTAAACTCTATTGGGGTATTTGCTTTTTTTAAATTGGGATTGCCAAGATATACGCTATCAGTCACAAATCATACTACAACTATTATTATTTAGAGGTCACTAAATTTATCGCGCAAGTCTTCCATATGTTTTTTCTTCTCTGAATATATTCCGTCAATAAAACCAGCACGGTATTCCCATGTTTGACCACCGTCTTTACCTTTCATTGGATTAATACACTGGTCATCACCAAGCTTGTTACAAACTAAACCAGCCAGATCCATCTCACTTGAAGCGGCAATATTTCCAGTTCCTCTCCAAACGTGCTGACCATTAATCCAGGTAGCACCACATTTTTCACATTCCGTCCTTTGTAGTGTAAGGTCGGATACTTGTTTATCGTTTTCCATTAAAGTTCCTATGGTAAATGGTATAATGTATTATACTAAACTATTTAACCTAGTAGGTATTTTTTAAAAAATTTAAATTGGATTATGCAGACACAACATTATTGTCTTTATCTCGCCTTTGATATGCTGAGGGGGTTCTGGTAGTATTGTCAGAATTTCTTGCTTGATATGTTCCAGGGGTTCTTGTAGTATTATCAGACTTTCTTGCTTGATAGTTTCCATTAAAATCTTTCCACTGTCTTTCAGTCCATCCCTCATTATTATCAAAGTGCGTTACTGCATTTGATGTTGGTTGTGGATCGTCAGCAGTATTATCTTTGTCGTTTCTTACATAGTTTGTGTTAGCCATATCAGCAATTCCAAGCTCTTAGTGATTTATTGATTCTGCTATCTGGATCAGATGCAGTTTTCTTTGAAGTTAGTTTTTTCTTCATACCTTTCATTCTAGCACAAAAGGATGACCTACGGGAATTTCCAACCTTCTTGCTTGGTGCTTTAAGGTCAGATCCTGGATTTTCCTTTTCATATGATTTTCTTCCTTTTTCATTGAGGCCGCCGGACTTGTTTTTCCCTGACTTTTTTGTCCATGCTGCCCCTTCTGCGTATTGGGCATTTTCTTGTTTAGCAGTCCTCGCCGCCTTTTGGAAAGCATCCTTAGCGGGGTAGTCCTTACTACCTGACTTCGCTGGTGCTTCTCCTCTCTTTCGTTTAGCGTGAATGTTCGCATACAAACCACGCTTAGATTCAGATAATTCTTTAAACTCTCTAAAATATTTCATCATCAATAACGAGGGTTTACCATATTATTTATCATTTCCCATCTGTTTTAACATCTTTTGTAGTTCTGAAGTACTACCAACAAACATCGCATTGTTTGTAACGGTTGTCGGACCTTTCTTATCTTCATCAAGGTCTTTCATTTTTTTCTGTAAATCTACCAGTTTATCTGATATATCAGCAACGTTTTTAATGAGGTTGCCTGCTACCTCATACGCTCTAGGATGGTCCGAATTCTGTGCTACGTCTAAAATACCATTAATAGCTTCTTGACCCTTCTCTATAAGATTATAAAGTTGTCCTCTAGTATACTCATAGTCATTGTTAACATCTTTATCTGTTTTTGTTTTTTTAATATCAATAACAG